TTTCAACATTGATTTTTGTACACCCATAACATCACATTCAGGAAACACATCATATACAAGTTGAATAGATGGATAAAGTGATGCGTAGTCAAATTTAACAATGTTCTTTGAATAACCTACATTTAATAAACGAGATAAACCTCCTGTAATTGCACGTTTCTCGTCTTTAGCTGGTATTGCTAAATTATTTTCATATGACCATGCTAACATGATAATCTTCCACAATGTGGCAGTACCCATTGTTGCAATTCTCTCATATGTTGTAGGTACAAGTTTTGAAAGTAGAAACGTTGATTGTGAGAATGAATCATCAACAACCATTGTTTCTGTTAAGTCATCGTCAAGATATTGTTCCACAATTTTTCTACCCGGCCAAATTTCAAACTTACCTGGATATTTTTCCAACAATCCTTCAGTCCCTGGTTCACCAATTTTTTTATACTTACCTGTTTTTGGGTTAACGTAGTAACTTTCATTATCCAAATAAATTTTTGAAATCCATGCACCATCAACATAAACACGATTCTGTTTTTCTTTTTCAAGGTATTGTGTAATATACTTCAATCCCCATGATTTAATTTCAGAATTAATTGCTTGTGCTCTCCTAACTGCGTGTGCAATATCAATAATATTAAAACCCCAAATGATATGTTGTGTGTATGGTTCAACCTCATTTGCCAATTTTAACATCCCTTCTTTTTCCGTAATTCCTTTGGATGTGTAAATTCCTGTTAGTTCCTGAGTTTCTACCCCTAAAATTTTTGCCCTCTTTAAAATAAAGGGCCAGTCGAAGAATGCTGAGTTGTATCCACCAATAATTGTTGGTTTAACATCTCTAATTATTTTAAAAAATTCTTCGATACATTTCTTTTCTCCATCTTCACCAAACGCAGATATTGTTCTTTGTAAACCACGATTATCCTTAACTCCAATAAGAATTATTTTATCGTTTTCCGCTTCAAGACCCGTGGTTTCAATATCGAATACAAATCTATGTACACCACCATAGTCATCAATACCTTTAAACAAACGTTTCTTTTTATCAATTAGATATTGTTCAACAGGTGACAGTACTTGGAATAGGTGTCTAAACTTTTCATTCCATGGGTCTATTCCACCTTCTCTAAAAAAACTTGTTAGATTTGTGTAACTTTTAATACTTTTAACGATATATTTTAAACCGTTTTCAAGTCTTTCGTTACCGTGTGTTTCTAATTTTTCAATAATGATTCCATGAGTAGACATTGCCTTTTTTTGTTGTGCCTTAGAACCACTATAAAAATTATAACCGGTTAAATCACCTACCCATAAAAAAGGTGTGAATGTGTCCTTTTTTATTATCTTACCCTGTTCAGGGTCTTGGATAATTTTGTAGATTGAATTTGATGGGTAGTCGTACTCAACTCCGACAATGTATTTCTCATCGTCCCACCCATTAAGGAAATTCTCGATAATTTCCTGAGAGATAACTTCTTTCATTAAATGATTTTTAATAGTTTGACATATTAGCTTGTGGACTATCCACAGTTCGCCTTTCAAACACTAATATACAAAAAATAAATCAAATAAAAAAATTAAAACAATTCTTTCAGTAAATCCTTACCAAATGACTCGGAAAACTCACCGTCTCCCATAACTTGGTCAATAATTTCCTTTTTCTTTTGGAGAATATTATAAATAACCTTTTCAATTGTATTTTCAAATACAGGATAATAAACAAGAACACTATTTTTTTGCCCATAACGATATGCTCTATCTTCGCCTTGTGAGTGATCTGCAGGAACAAAAGATAAGTCATTCATAATAACAACCTCGGCCGCGGTTAATGTGATACCAACACCCGCAGCTTTAATGTTACCAATGAATACTTTTATTTTATCTTCATTTTGAAATCTATCTACCGATTCTTGTCTTCTATCTTTGGACATACGTCCATCTAATGTTACTGAAGTCTTTTTATATTTTTCATGTAACATATCAAGAGTCATTGTAAAGTTTGTTAGTACGATTACTTTTTTTCCTTGTTCAATACATTTATCAATTAACTCACACGTATATGGAATTTTTTCATAAGAAATGAGTTGTCTAACTTTCATTAGACGATTCAAAGTGATACTAATAGTATCTTCGTCTTTTTTCTCTTTACTGATTCTTGTAAATTCTTCTAACTCCTCATCATACATTTTACTCGTTAATTCTAAGAATACAGGTGTTACTAATTTTTCAGGTAAATCAAGAATATCTGTTTTCATTCTACGAAGTACAACATTTTTTGTACGTTCACGAAGTTCATCCAAATTACTTGCACCACTTGTATTCCACACTTTTCTATTACCTACTTTAAATTGAAAACCTTTACAATATCTCTTTACATATGTTTGCCAATTTAAAGTGAGTGGTGAGTCAACAATTTTAAGTAAGTTAAAATAATTGATTGGTCTTGATGTCATAGGTGTACCAGTTAGTAACCAAACTTTAGGTATTGTTTCAAGTACATCATTTAATAAACGAGTTCTATTTGCTGTTGCATTTGAGATATAATGTGCTTCATCGACAATTGCCAAATCAAAATTAGTGTTGACTAATAATTTATAATCATCACTATCCTCACTCTTATCTGTTGTGTGGTAATTTTTAATTATATCATAATTTATAATGTAAAAATCAAATGTGTGTCCCCATTTTCTACCTTCAACAATTAATATTTTCTTATCACTATAGTTTCTAATCTCCCTTTCCCAATTTATTTTCAAAGAGGCGGGACAAACAATTAGAACTTTTCTGGCACCACTCTCTAATGCCGCAATAACTGCGGATGTTGTTTTACCGAGACCCATATCATCCGCAAGAATGAATTTATCATTCGCAAGTAATTTCTCAATTGCAAATTTTTGATGGTCCATAGGTGGTCTTGTTGAGTAAGGTGTATAATCAACTATTCTATTTAATTTTTTCTCGGGTTGAACAACCGCAGCCTTAGGTAACCAAAATGATGATAGTTTATCAGATTCAATCATTTTACCCCAAATATGGTACGCCTTGTCGCTTTCACATAATAGTTTTTCACACCATATTTTTTCAACAGGAGTAGTTAATAGTCTTTCATCCATTAGTTTTTCCCCGAAAGTTGAAACTATGTTTATGTATTTTCTTGCAATTTTAGGTGTTGTGTCTTTATATTTTAAGACATAGTCAGCCTGTGGACGTGTTAATTTAAAATTCTTAACCTCCATGAATTTACGTTTCCATTCTAATAATTGATTATTAGAACCCTCGTAGGTAAATAAAATCTCCCTGGCTTCAACTTCAGGTATATTCATAGTACTCATTATTTAAAATATAAATAATTAGATTGAAATATTAAACTATTTATAGTAATATGAAAAACAAGGTACCTATAACCAGACTATCAAAATTCTTTTCTCAGGACGACTTTGACATCAATATACAGATGGGTCAAGAGTATCTTCATGGGGACTTGAATATGAAATTGGTTCTTTATCGAGTAGATAGAACTAAAACAGACACCGATTCAATATATGCTGAGGTTGGTAAGGATGAAATTAAATTTTTCCCTCCTATCGAATTCAATGCCTTGGTTAAAATTGATGAACCAAAAAATAGTACATATAAGGCCGGAGTTATGAGGTACTTGGAACCGGGTAATCTTACATTATCGGTTTATATCACACATTTAAACGAACTTAATGTTGATATAAGATATGGTGATTTTATTGGGTATCCTGATTCTGAAAACAAATTAAGATTTTATACTGTGACCAATGATGGAAGAATTACATCAGATAACAAACACAAAATGTTTGGTTATAAACCACATTATAGAACAATAACATGTGCACCAGCACAAGAAACCGAATTTAGAGGAGTATAATATGGGTATCCCAAAAAGAAAAAACGACATTGACGTTTACGGAAACAAAGAATACTATCAAGGTCAAAGAATACTTGAGAGGAGACAGGAGTTATTAGATAGAATAACAAAATCGGATTCTTATTTACCCGATTCCATTCTTCATGATGACTTGGATGGGGGTATGCTCGATTTCGTAAAGAAAAATTTCAAAGTTGTTAGTGACGGTGAAAATATCCCAATTATTCCCAAAATAATGACAATTCAAAGATGGGGAGAGTTTACCAATAACTGGGAGTTTAGTGATGATGATGGAAACATTAAATTACCATTTGTTGCGGTGATTAGAAAACCTGACGCTCAACCGGGTACTCACCCATCAATACAAAGAACAATACCCGACAGAAGTACCTTTTATTATGCGTCCGTACCAACGTGGAACGGAACACAAATGGGTGCCGATGTTTACAAAATGCCACAACCCGTTGCAATTGACATATCTTACGAGGTAACAATTGTTTGTACAAAATTTAGAGATTTAAATAAATTTAATAAAATTGTTTTACAAAAATTCTCATCAAGACAAGCATATACCACAATTAAAGGTCATTATATTCCAATTATTTTGGATGGTATTGATGATAATACACCTATGGAATCAATAGATGGTCGTAGATTTTACATACAAAACTATAAGTTCACTCTTTTAGGTATATTAATCGATAGTGAAGAATTTGAAGTGAAACCCGCATTAAGTAGATTATTTCTTATGAACGAATTCATCCAAAGTGGAAATTTCCAAAAAAAATATATTAATAAAACAATCGATATTACAATCACAACATTTAAATCCGACGGAATGCAGACGGCATTTAGTGTGGGTGAAACTATATCCGTTTTGTTTAGTGTTTCAATTAATGGTTTAGTACAAGAAAGAGATGTAGATTATTACCATGTTGCAGGAACATCAAAAATTACATTTGTTGACCCACCATTTGAAAATAGTAATGTCACAATAACTTACCATAAAGGTAAAAATAGTGTAATTGTTGACACATATGGTAGACCGATTCAAGTTGCAACCGAATATTTCACATATGATGGAACCTCAGTAAAATTCATGGTTCAAAATTTTATTGATAGTGTTGTTGTTTTGGACATTAATGGTCTTGTCGAAGAAGAGGGTGGTGGTTTTGAAATTACGGGTCAAAGAGAAATTACACTTCAAGGTGAACCTGTCTTAGGTTCAAAAATTGGTGTTACCTATTTGTATTAATTATTCACCATAGAGGTCCTTTTTCTTAGGTTTACAATTATCTTCAATCAATTTCTCCAAAATTTTATAAATTTTGATTCCTTTCTCGTCGCAATACTTTTTCAGTATTTCGTGATGTTTCTCACTTATTTTGACGTTTTTCGTTTTGTTCTCCATAGTAAAGATAAATAAGGATAATAATAGATAAATAAATATCTATTTAATGAAAATTACGGAAATCTTTCATAAAAACAAAGATATTTATATGAAAAGTAATAAATTATTTAACCAAACATTATTCAATGGCAAGTTCAAACAGAGTTTTCGTTTCTCCTGGAGTTTACACATCAGAGAAAGATTTAACATTTGTGGCTCAAAGTGTGGGTGTTACGACACTAGGTTTAGTCGGTGAAACATTAAAAGGTCCAGCTTTCGAACCAATCTTAATTAGCAATTTTGATGAGTTTAAGACATATTTCGGTCCTACTTCTCCTGTAAAGGATGGTAACGGAAATCCAAAATATGAATTACCATACGTTGCAAAATCGTATCTACAAGAATCAAATCAATTATTCGTTACAAGAGTATTGGGATTAACTGGATATAAACCAAATAAAACTTTCGGTGTTAAGACATTAGGAGGTATTACTGTAGATTTATCATCTATAATCGGAACATCAGGAGATGTGTTTGATCCAAACAATGCATCAACATCACCATTTTTTGATGAATTATCAGGAAAGACTGCATTTGATGGTGTGTCAATCACTGATTATATAGAACAAAATTTTAGTGGATATACTACAGGTGAAACTGGTACGTGGTTTGTAATCGGTAAAACAGATGCAAATGATGTATCATCACAAAATGCATCGTTAGAAGTTTCATCACCATTAACAGGTGTTTATAATGATTCATCAAATCACCAAAAAGAATGGTATAATGTTTTCTTTAACATTGCACCATCATATACTGTTGTATATTCATATCTTTTTGTATGGAATGGTACTGAATTTGACGTAACAAGATATTCATATGATGCGTCTCTTAACACTGACTATGATAACGTAATAGTTGCAGCATTGAGATCGAGAGGTTCATATGTTGGTCAAACTTTAAATTTAGAAGTAACATCATCTGCTAATATTTCAATTTCAGGAGATGGATTAATTAATAACCCATTATCTGAATTCACATTAAGTGTAACAGGTGCAACAGGTGGTGCAAAATCATACACATGTTCATTAGATTCAACATCAACAAAATATATCACTAAAGTTTTAGGTAGTGATGTTGCAGATAAAGATAAATCAGATTTCCCTGTTTATGTACACGAAGTTTATTCAAATCTTCTAAAGGTTGCATATGATAAGGGATTAATCAGAGGTTTAAGTACAACTGTAATTTCTGAAACAGATGGTAACAATTTCGTTGGACAATGGGATACAACAATTTCTCCAATGGTTGTTTCTGAAGTTCGTGGTGGTGAAGTTGCAGACTTATTCGAAGTTATTACAATTTCAGACGGTGAGGCTGCAAACTATCAAGTTAAAGTAACAATTCAAAATATCGATTTAGATAATGGTGATTTTGATATCGTTGTTAGAGATTTCAATGATACCGATGATAACATCGTTGTATTAGAGAAATTCACAAGATGTAATATGAATCCTGATTTACCAGGTTTCGTAGGTAAAAAGGTAGGTACATCTGACGGTCAATATGAATTACGTTCTAAATTCATCATGTTATCAATGGCGGACAATCATCCAACAGATGCATTCCCTGCTGGTTTCAAAGGATTTAAAAACAATGGTTCATTTGGAAGTGGTTCTAGTAAATTAGGTAGTGTGATGTATAAAACTGAATACTACACAGCTGGTGACGTTGTTTCATACGAATCAAATGGTACACCTGTGTTATCAAGTGGAGATAAAATCAGAAAAGTTTCTTTAGGTTTATCATCTCAAGTTGGATTTGATAAGGATTTATTGAAATACAAAGGTTTAGGTGCGTCAACTGAAACATTCGGTTTCCACTTATCAACAAACGCATCTTCAATCACAAGTACATCTTATCAATGTACTCCATATGATTTAGAAGGTACAGATAAAGGTGGTTTAACAAACATCGGTAACCGTAAATTTACTTTCGCAGTATTTGGTGGTTTCGATGGTTGGGATATCTATAGAACAGTTAGAACTAA